CGCAATCTAATATAATCTGGAGTTCTATGTTACAGAAGGTATCTTTTTTACCAGGAATAAATAAACAGGTCACTGCTACGGGTGGAGAGGCTCAGTGGGTAGACTGTGATAATGTTCGTTTTAGATACCAGCTTCCTGAAAAAATAGGGGGTTGGAAACAATTAGGTGCGGACAACGTAACCGGTGCAGCTAGAGGTTTACATCAATTTACCAATAGTGCTGGTCAAAAGTTCTCCATTATAGGAACAAACAGAATCTTATATGCTTATTCAGGTGGTGTGTTCTATGATATCCACCCAATTAAATCTACTACCACACTTACTAATGCTTTTAGTACAACGAATGGATCTGCTTCTGTTACGATAAACTTTTCAGGAGATCATGGTATTCAACAAGGTGACATTGTTTTATTAGATAATTTTACAACGATAACAGATTCAAATTTTGCAGCAGCTAATTTTGACGATATAAGATTTATGGTTACAACGGTTCCTGCATCTAACACCATTACTATTACAATGCCGTCTAATGAATCAGGGTCCGGGGCAACACAGTCTGGTGGTATAAGAGTTAAACATTACTACCGTGTGGGTCCTGATGTACAGGCGCAAGGATTTGGTTGGTCATTAGGAACATGGGGTGGTCAAGAGGTTGGAGCTTTTTCAACGACACTAGCTTCTGGTATTACAGATAGTGCAACAAGTATTACACTAACAGATGCATCACAGTTTCCGTCATCTGGCACAAACTTTATACAAATAGGCACAGAGGAAATATCTTACACAGGTATTACATCTAACACCCTATCTGGAGTAACGAGGGGTGTAAGAAATACTACGGCTGCATCACACTCAGGCGGAGCAACAGTTACAAGTTCTGCAAACTTCGTAGCATGGGGTGAAGCAGCATCAGGTGACTTAGTTATTGAACCAGGATTCTGGTCACTCGATAACTTTGGTGACAAAGCTATTTCTTTAATATGTAATGGTGAAGTCTTTGAATGGGATTCATCCGCTACAAATGCTACTTCAACAAGAGCAACAATTATTTCAGGCGCACCTACAGCATCTCGACATATGCTAGTGTCTACACCAGATCGACACTTAGTATTTTTTGGCACAGAAACTACAATTGGTACAAAGACAACACAGGATGATATGTTTGTTAGATTCTCTGATCAAGAGGATATTAATACGTACGCACCAACAGCAACTAATACAGCAGGCACACAAAGACTAGCTGACGGATCTAGAATCATGGGAGGCATTAGAGGTCGAAATGCAATTTATGTTTATACCGACACAGCTTTGTTTACGATGCGTTTTGTTGGTCAACCATTTACCTTTGCCTTTGAACAAGCAGGTACAAACTGTGGACTTGCAGGTAAGAACGCCGTTGTTGAAGTAGATGGCGCAGCGTACTGGTTATCAGAGAATGGTTTCTTTAAATATGCAGGTTCGCTCGAGTCTTTACCATGTCTAGTTGAGGACCATGTGTACGACGATATTAATTTAGACTCCGGTAATCAAATGATATCTGCGGGATTAAATAACTTGTTTGGTGAAATTATGTGGTTCTATCCAACATCAACATCTTCTGTAGTAAACAGAATGGTTTGTTATAATTATTTTGATTCATCACCACAAAGACCTGTATGGACAATTGGAACACTAGCAAGAACAGCTTGGCAAGACTCAGCAGTCTTTGGTAAGCCTCATGCATTAGAATATGATGCTGATGGTGTTGAAGGTTCTAGTTCAGCGACTTATGTGCAAGGAAACACAGATGGTATCTCAACATACTATCAACACGAAACGGGGACCGATCAAGTTAAAGGTGGAACGGTTACAGCAATCACAGCAAATATTATATCTGGTGATTTTGATATTACACAAAAAATATCAAGAGGCACTGGACCTGCAGCAGAACTTAGAGGTGATGGTGAGTTTATTATGAAGATTAGAAGATTTATACCAGACTTTATTTCACAAACAGGTAACTCACAAGTTACATTAAACTTACGTAATTATTCAAACGATACAGCGTCAAGCTCATCATTAGGACCCTTTACAGTTACCTCATCAACAACTAAAGTAGATACACGAGCAAGAGCGAGAGCGATTGCGCTTAAGGTAGCAAACACAGGATCTGGTCAAGACTGGAAACTAGGCACGTTTAGATTAGATATACAACCGGATGGTAGAAGATAATGAGTATAATAGACTATTTATATAAAGGCGCTCCACCAGGAGAACGAGCAGCAATTCAAAAAGCCGTTACAAATATGCCTTATGGTACAATAGGAAAAAATATCATTGCTGAAGGTGGATTTGGAAAAGGATCGAACCTTAGAGGATTTGATCCTAATTTTAAAGGAGGAACAAATCTTTTTAATTATGTAAAGGGTGGTGTAACTAGTGTGCTTGGAGGCAATGCACCTGGTAATATTGGTGGGGGCACACCTGCACAAAGACAACTGTTTGAAAAAGTTTTACAAAGCCCTATTACAAGAACTGTAGGCCCTGTAGTAAGATCAGCTGTTTCTTTACCTATGACACTCGCTGTTTCCGGTCCATATGCTATGTCTAAGTTAATGGGACCTTCTGTTGCTCGAGGAGATTTTAAAGCTGATGAAGCTTTTCAACTAGGACAAAGTGAATTAGGTCTAGGTGACTTTTTTACAGATCAAGAGTTTAATCAAGGTTATGTTTCAAGCGCTCCTGGTATTACAAATACAAGTGTTGCTAATAATTTAAATCCAGATGTTGTTGCTGCAATTGATGCACAGACTGCTGATGAACAAGCACAGTTGCCAATCGATCCAGTTGACAATAGAAATATATTTTCAAGATTTAAAGATTTTATTACTCCCACAGTAAAAGATGTTGCTGGAAGAACTATTGCATCGCAAACTTTAGGAAGAGCAGGAGCAATGGTCGATCCATTTTTAGGACTAGCTGGTCTTATTTTTGGTGGGCTGAAAGGTGGAGGTTTATTTAATCAACCTTATATTGGAGGAGTTACCACTGTAGATGAATTTGGAAATATAATTAGTGGTGAAGAGTTAGATAAACAAAATGCATTAGGTGGTTACTATAGTGATGCTGCAAGAGCTTCAAGAAGTAGAGATCGTAGAATTTCAAAAATGAGAGAAAGACAAGCATTAGGTAAAAAATATAGTGAAAAAAGTTTAGCACGGTTAGAGGCGTTACAAGCAAAAGAAGAAGCTGCAAGACAAGCAGAGTTTGATAAAATTATGGCTAGTGAACAAAGTCAAAAAGATTTTTATGATAGTTTAAACCAGGGTCGCGGAGCGACATCTACAGCAGAGTCTAGAGCCACGGCTGGAGATGCGCCTGGATATTCTGGACCAACTACTTTTGCTAAAGGTGGAATAGTAGGATTATTATAATGGCAAAGATCGTACAAGTATTAACAAGACCTAGTAAAGAATACAGACAATCTGTGGCTGACTCACAGGTTAGAGATCTTGACGCTATAATTCAAAAACTAAATACAACGTTTCAACAAGAACTTAAAGATGAGGTAGAAGCATTTAATTTCTTTTTACAATAATGGCTAATAATTTTATAAATAAAAAAGCAGACTTAACAACGACAGATCTTACAACTCTGTACACGGTCCCTACTGCAAAGACCGCGGTTGTTAAATCTATCTTAGTGTCTGAGGATGCAGGGTCCGGGGCTAACATAACGATTACCTTAGTTGATTCATCATCTAATATATTTAGTTTGTTTAAATCTAAAACCATATCCTCTAACACAACAACAGAACTTTTAACTCAACCTCTGGTTATGGAGGAAAGTGAGATCTTAAAAATACAAGCCTCTGACGCGAACGAGCTGCACGTTATAGCTTCAATATTAGAAATACAGCCGAGAGAGGTCGTAACGTAATGCAGGTGTTAAAACCAAAAGAGATAATAACAACTATTTCTAACCTGAAAACAGGGGAAATATACAAGGATGATAAGGAGTGGAAAGCCAAAGGTATACCAGAAACAGAGATAAGAAGGGATGTAAAAGTAGTCATGCCATCTCTTGATTTGTTTCCAAAAACCAAGTAATGTGATAATTCAGGTATTTTGCCTGCCTTATTTTAAGCTTAATTACAACTATGACGATATCAAGAATGCAAGAACCTAGACAATTATATGGCCTTGGTAGCCTAGTAAAAAAGATTACTAAACCTATCAAGAAGATAGTTAAAAG